CTCGATCGCGCACAGGGACGGTAAATGAACTCTGAGGGGGCACACCCGTGGCAGGTGTGAAAGGACGATCAGGTGCACGGCAGAAGTCGGCTGCCAAGCGCAAGCTCGATGGGTCTCGGAAGCGCCCGCATCACTACACGCAGGCCGAGCCACCGCCTGCCGCGCTCGGCGAGCCTACGTGCCCGGACTGGTTCGACGACAAGGAAACCGCCGCGTGGGAGTCCATCGCTGCGCAGCTGCGGCTGCAGAAGCGTCTGACCCTCGACGCGGCTGAGTGGTTGATCGCAGCGGCGTCGGCCCAGGCCGACTTCATCGAATGGCGCGCGGCGTCGCTGAACGAGGCGATGATCATCGAGACGGAGCACGGCCCGAAGGCGCACCCCGCCCACCAGCAACACCGCCTCGCCCGCAAGGCGTGGCTCGACATTCTGAAAGAAGGCGGCCTGACGCCGGCGTCAGTGGTCCGCGTGAAGCTCCCCGACGCCCCGGACGAGGAGACTGTTGATCCTTTCACCGCCATCGACGCGCGTCGTGACGCGCGGGCGCAAATCCGCCGCGTCAAGTAGACGCGTCACCCGCACGCCACCGCCGCACGCGGTGGACGTCTACGCGCGCCAGGTCGTCGACGGCGAGATCGTCGCTGGGCCCCTCGTGCGCCTGGCGTGCAAACGTCACCTTCGCGACCGCAAGGCGAAGACCTACGTCTTCCTCGAGGAGCGGGCCGACCACGCGATCGACTTCATCGAGACCCTGCTCTTCCTGCCCGGCACGCTCGACGCGGACGGCAACCCTGCGCCGTTCCTCCTGGCGCCCTGGCAGAAGTTCATTGTCGGGAGCCTCTTCGGCTGGTATCGGAAGGATGGCTACCGGCGGTTCCGCGACGCCTACATCGAGATCGGGAAGGGCAACGGCAAGTCGCCGCTCGCCGCGGCCCTCGGGCTCTACGCGCTCCTGAAGGACAACGAGCCGGCCGCCGAGGTCTACTCGGCCGCCGTCACGCGCGAGCAGGCGGGCATCGTCTTCGCCGACGCCGTGCGGATGGTGACCTCGTCGCCGCACCTCCGGTCCCGGGTGAAGTTCTGGGGCGGCGGGGAAGGTGACGTGCCCGAGAAGTGCACGGGTATCACCTACGCCGCGACGAGCAGCCAGTTCCGCCCGCTGTCGTCTGAACACCGCGGCCTCGACGGTAAGCGCCCACACTTCGGCATCCTCGACGAGCTCCACGAGCATCCGACCTCCCTGGTCACCACGAAGATTCGCGCCGGCGCGAAGGGCCGCCGGAACGCGATGTTCGTCGAGATCACGAACAGCGGCGCCGACCGCACGTCGATCTGCTGGCAGCACCACGAGCACTCGCGGAAGATCCTGCAGGGTCTGGTGAAAGGCGACCGCTGGTTCGCGTTCGTCTGCGACCTGGACGAGGGAGACGACCCGCTGACGAACAAGGCGTGCTGGCCGAAGGCGAACCCGAACCTCGGGATCAGCATTCCCGAGGACTACCTCGAGAACCAGGTCGCCACCGCGAAGGCGATGCCGTCTGAAGCGAACCTGGTGCTGCGGCTCAACTTCTGCGTGTGGACGCAGGCGGTCAGTCGCGCGTTCGATCCCGCGAAGTGGGCGGCGGGGTCGCAGCTGGTGCCCGACGAGCAGCTCGCGGGCGTGCCCTGCTACGCCGGGCTCGACCTCGGGCAGACCGACGACATCAGCGCGCTGGCGCTCGTGTTCCTGCTCGAGGACGGCCGGCACGTGGTGCGCGTGCACTGCTGGATGCCCGATGGCGCCATCGCGAAGACGCCAGACCGGCCCTACGACGCCTGGAAGGCGTCGGGCTGCCTGACGGTCACTGAGGGCACGATGATCGATATGGACGTCGTCGAGGACGCCGTTCGCGGCCTCTGCGACCGCTACGCCGTGCGCGAGCTTGCGTACGACAAGCGGTTCGCCGCCCACCTGGTGCAACACCTCGAGGGCGCCGGCATCACGTGTATCGACACTCCGCAGGGGTTTCAGCTACACGAGGCCATCACGACGCTCGAGCGCCTCGTGAGCGAGGGCAACATGGTGCACGGGGGGAATCCGATCCTTGCGTGGCAGGCCGACAACTTCGTCACACGGCGCGGACGCCAAGGCGAAAAGCGTCCAGACAAGCCGAGCGCAAAGGACAAGATCGACGCGATCGTCGCGCTGACGATGGCGATCGATCGCATCATCAGACAGCCTGTGGCGGGAAGCATCTACGACCGCGAGGAGCTGCGGAGCGTATGACCGAGGAGGAGCCCTTGCAGACGGTGAAGGAAGTCGCGGCAAAGTACCGCGTGACAGAGACGACGGTGCGAAATTGGATTCGCAAGGGAGCGCTGGTCGTCGAACGCACGCCAGGGGGAGGTATCCGCATCGTGCCTGAAAAAGTGTGCAAATCTTTGCAAACAAGCATAAGCACTGCGTAGCACCCTATTGCGACGGATCGGCGCTGGTTCCATCGTGGAACTGGCGGGATGGCAGAAGCACTGCTCCTTATCGGGGTCGCGCTGATCTGCACGGGCGTTGGGCTGTGGTCGATTCCTGCAGCCTTCGTCGCGGCGGGTGTGGTCTGCTGCGTCTTTGGTCTCGCGATTGCCGCGCGCACACCGGCGGTGCGGTCATGATGCGGCACTTCTATCAGAGCATTCCAGGCTGGTTCGATTTCGCCGACCTCTACGCCGAGCAGATTCGACGCATTCCTACTGGTGGGCACGTCGTCGAGGTAGGGTCGTTCCTCGGCAAATCGAGCGCGTTTCTCGGCGTCGAAATCCTGAACTCGGGGAAGCGGCTCCGATGCGACATCGTAGACACCTGGCAAGGCATTGAGACCGACGAATCAGGGACGGACATGCGCGCGGTGCAGGACGCCGCGATCACGCAGTACGGAAGCCTCTTCGAGGCGTGCTCCGCGAACCTCGCCCCAGTCGCCAACGTCCTGACGCTGCGCCAGATGGGCAGCCTACAGGCCGCAGAAACCTACGCCGACGCGTCGCTCGACTTCGTTTATCTCGACAACGACCACTCGACGCCGCACGTGTATGCCGAGATCCGCGCGTGGTGGCCGAAGATCAAGCCGGGCGGTGTCATCGCCGGGCACGACTTCAATTGGAAGGAAGTCAAGCAAGGCGTCATTTCGTGGTCGAAGCGCACCGGTGTGGTCATCGAGCCCGTCTCGACGCACTCCTGGGCCGCGGTGAAGCACGAGGCAGGCACGTCCTGGACACGTCCGAAGGGACAGCGGTCCTGTCTTGTCGCGGTTGCCTGTGCTGAGCGCACCATCATCCGCGAGACCGCGCAGAGCCTCATCGAACTGAGCTGGGGACGACGCGTCACGAATGCCGCGGCTCGGCACGGGTTCAGCCGCGTCGACTTTACCTGGGCGTCGAAAAACGTACGCGTCGATGCACTTCGTGACGGCGTGCTGTACGAGGCGCTGTCCGGCGACTACTCGCACGTACTGTTCCTGGACGCCGACATGGTCTGGCCGGCTAATGTCATCGACCGCATGCTGGCCCACCACGCGCGCGGCATGACCGGCGGAATCTACTTTCTGAAGCACTGGCCTCATTCTCCCGTCGCGATGAAGACGCCCGTCTGGAACGCGACGAAGCTGGCCTACGACTACACGTACGACGACGAAGCGGTTGGCGCCGGCACGATTCGGCGCGTTGACCTGATCGGCATGGGCTGCACGCTCATCCCGATGGAGGCCGTGAAGCGCCTCGAGCGCCCGTGGTTCGAGTATGCGGACGACGCGAACGGATACCCGATGATCTCGGAGGACGTGCCGTTCTGTCAGAAACTCACCGCTGTCGGGTGTCCCATCTGGATTGACCCTACGATCGCGTGCGGGCACATGGCGATCCAGTGCGTCACTGAGGGATGGCAGTTGCGTTCGGCAATGGAGCGACAGGCGGTGGCCGCGGCGCGTATCGCGCGAGGCGAGGATCATGGGCTGGCTGAAACGCTTGCTTGATCCCGTCGAGAACCGGGGCGGACTCGCCGAAGTCGACTTCTGGCTGCGCGATGCGATGGCCGGTGGCGTCGCGTCGAAGACGGGCGCGGTCATCAACGAAGAGACCGCGCTCGGCCATGCCGGCGTCTACGCGTGCGTTCGCGTGCTCGCTGACTCCGTCGCGCAGCTCCCGCTCCGCGTCTACCGGCGCCGCACGACAGGGGCAGGGAAAGACGAAGACCGCGAGCATCCGCTCTGGTCTGTCCTCCACGACCTTCCCAACCCAGAAATGACGGCGTTCGAGTTCCGCCAGGCGATGCAGGGGCACCTCGCACTCTGGGGGAACGCCTACGCTGAGGTCGAGCGCGACGGATTCGGGCGCGTGCGTGCGCTCTGGCCGCTGCGTCCAGACCGCATGACCGTGACCCGGGACGCGCAGAAGCGCCGTGTCTGGGTCTATCAACTCCCCGGCGGCGAGCCGGTCAAGTGGACATGGGCGAATCCGTCCGCGACGCCTGCGCCGATCCTGCACCTTCGGGGCATGTCTGGCGACGGCGGTGCTGGCTACTCGCCGATCTCGCTCCTGCGAGAACCCATCGGCCTGGGGCTCGCCGCCGAGGAGTACGGCGCGCGGATGTTCTCGAACGCGGCCCGCCCGTCAGGCGTGCTGCAGTCGCCGAAGACCGTCAGCGATAAGGCGCTCGAGCGTCTTCGCACGGGATGGGAAGCATCGCACCGAGGTCTGTCGAACGCGCACAGGGTGGCGATCCTCGAGGAAGGCATCACCTGGCAGCAGATCGGGATGACCGCGAACGACGCGCAATTCCTCGAAACGCGAAAGTTTCAACTAAACGAGATCTGCCGTGTGTTCCGCGTTCCGCCGCACATGGTGGCAGACCTCGAGCGCGCGACGTTCAGTAATATCGAGCACCAGGCGATCGACTTCGTGGTGCACTCCCTGACTCCATGGCTCGTGTGTTGGGAGCAGGCGCTCGCCCGCGACCTGCTGAGCGTCAAGGGATTCGCCACGCACCAAATTCGTTTCGTCGTCGCGGGGCTGCTTCGCGGAGACATCTCGACCCGCTACGAGGCGTATTCGACCGGACGACAGAACGGCTGGCTCAACGTCGACGAGATCCGCGACCTGGAAGACCTGAACCCACTGCCAAATGGCGCTGGGCAGGTCTACCTGACGCCGCTGAACATGACGCCCAGTGGAGAGGCGCCGACAGCGCCGGCCGACGCGCCTCCAGCCGATCAGGCTGCGCCGCATGTCGATCCGGTGGTGCACCCAGAAGGAGTCACCGATGCCGCAGTCGCCTGAGCGCCGCGCCATCACGGGCGAACTGCGGGCCGACACGGCCACGCGTCGGCTCGTGGGCTACGCCGCGCTCTACAACGTCGAGACGGAAATCGCGGGCATGTTCCGCGAGCGCATTGCCCCTGGCGCCTTCGACACGGCCGTCGCTACAGACGACGTTCGCGCGCTCTGGAATCACGACGCGAACTTCGTGCTCGGACGCACGTCGAGCGGCACCTTGCGGCTGACGGCAGACGCGCGCGGGCTGCAATACGATGTCGAACCACCGGACACGCAGTGGGCGCGCGACCTCATGGTCAGCGTCGAGCGCGGTGACGTGACGCAGTCGTCGTTCGGGTTCCTCGTGCCAGACGGTGGAGACGAGTGGACGCGAGAGGCTGGGCAGATGCCCCTGCGGACGATCCGGAAGGCGCAGCTCTTCGACGTGTCGCCCGTGACATATCCCGCCTACGACCAGACGACCGTGTCGGCGCGGGCGCAGGAACAAGCCGCGGCGACTGCCATCGTGCCTCAGACGGAACCGGAGTCGCGCCATGGTCGACAGACGTCGGCCGCCTGGTCGCGATGGTTGGATGCGGCACACGCCGACCTGGCATGACGTCAGGTGTCCGCAGTGTCGACGACTGCTGTTTCGGATGGAAGCCGAAGCGGTCGCTGATGGTCGGCACGTGGAAGTGAAGTGTGATCGGTGCCACACCGTCACGGTCCTTGAAGGGCCGGTCGCGTGTGGCGTCGAGGCGGGGCCGGTGAGGCAAAGCGCCTAATCGGTCAGTTGACAACCCAGCGAGGCCCGAGAGCGCGGGGCGAGGCCCAAAGCCGCGCAGAGGGTCACGCTATGCTCGAACAGCTCCGAGAAAAAGCGGCCAAGCTGCTGCACGACGCGCGGCAGGTCTTGGCAGCCGCCGACCGCGAGTCGCGCGCACTGTCCACCGAAGAGTCGACGAAGTACGACGCCATCATGGCCGACTTCGACGCGACGCGCGACGAAATCAAGCGGCGCGAACGCGCCGACATGGCCGAAGCCGCGATGGCCTCGACCGGACCACGCGCCGGGCAGCGCGACGGTTCGCAGGCCGCTGTCCGCGGGCAGGAAGACTCGCCCGAGTACCGTGCGGCGTTCTGGAACGCCATGCGCGACCTGCCGTTCGACCGTCGCGACCTCAACATCACGACATCGACACAGGGCGGCGTGACCGTCCCCGCGACGTTCCGCGCGACCCTGCTCCATGGCCTGAACGAGCAGAACATCATGCGCCAGCTGGCGACGGTGTTCACCACGGTCAGCGGAACACTGACGATCCCGACGGTCTCGACGCACGGTTCGGCAACGTGGCTCGCGGAAGCGGGCAGCTACACGACCAGCGACGAGCAGTTCAGCTCGCTCACGCTGTCGGCGTACAAGGCGACCTCGCTGATTAAGGTCTCGGAGGAACTCCTGAACGACAGCGCGTTCCCAATGGAGGCGTACATCGCCGGCGAGTTCGCGCGTCGCCTCGCCGAGCTCGAGGAAGCGGCGTTCGTGAACGGCGACGGATCGGCCAAGCCGACCGGCGTCGTGGGCGGGTCTGGTCTCGGCAAGACCGCGTCGGCGACGAACGCGATCACGGCCGACGAACTGGTCGACACCTACCACGCGCTGGCGCGTCCGTACCGCACGCGTGCGGCGTGGCTCATGCACGACAGCACGATCAAGACCGTGCGGAAGCTTGTCACCGGCGTCAGCGGCGACAAGACGTATCTCTGGCAGGCTGGACTGCAGGCTGGTGAGCCTGACCTGCTGCTCGGCAAGCCGGTCTACGCGTCGAGCAACATGCCGACGATCGCGTCTGGCGCCAAGGTCGCCGTGTTCGGAGACATGTCGTACTACTACATCGGAGATCGCCAGGCGATCGGGATGCAGCGCCTGAACGAGCTGTACTCGGGCTCTGGGCAGGTCGGCTTCAGGATCTTCAAGCGCACCGACGGCAAGCTCTCTCTGGCCGCGGCGGCGGTGCACCTGAAGAACGCTTGATGAACGTGCGCCTCAAGGTGTCGCTGGTCGGGCCAGACTTCAGTCTGTCGACCGGCGACATCTTCACCACGGACGACGGCACGGCGGCACGTCTCATCGCAGACGGAGCAGCTGAGCCCGTGGTGTCTGCACCAGAGACCGCAATGACCGCTGGGGCGCCTGAACGTGCAGTGCGTCCGCGCGGGAAGGCGAGGGGCTGATGCTTGGAGGACTTGTTACCGTCGTCGCTCCGACCATCTCGGTCGTGTCGATCGCAGACGTCAAGGCGCATGCGCGCATCGACATCTCTGATGACGACCTGCAGGTGCAGCGCAAGGTCTCCGAAGCGACGGCCCTGGTCGAGGACTACTGCGGGCTGTCGCTCCTGACGCAGACGCTCGACTGGACGTTCGACCGGTTCCCGTGTCAGGGCGCGATGTTGTATGGGTCACGAGTCGTGCCCGTCGGTCGCACGCTTGACCTTCCGCGCGCCCCACTGGCGAGCGTGACCAGCGTCACTACGACGAGCGAAGACGGATCAGCGACTGTGATGTCGTCGAGCGACTACTACCTCGACATAGCAAACCATCCTGGTCGGCTGTGTCTCAAGTCGTCCGCGTCATGGCCAACCGACGTGCGGTGCTTCTCAGGCATCACTGTCAGGTTCGTCTCGGGATGGACGTCGGCATCCGACGTGCCAGCGCCTATCGTCGAAGCCGTGCTGCACATCGTCGCATGGTCCTACGGCTTCCGCGGTGACGACGTTGTCAGCGGCATCTCGTCGGCCTCGTCGCGGCTGCCAGCGACCGTCTACGAGAAGCTTGCGCCATACCGCATCTCCGTTGGGATCGGCTGATGGCGCGCACGACGAACGGCGCGACGGCGGCTGTCCGGGCCGGGGAACTCGACCGGCGCGGCACACTGTATTCGCCCACGACGACGGACGACGGAGAGGGCGGGCAGAGCGTCACCTGGACGGATGAGGGCGAGACGTGGCTCGCGCTCGACCCGATCAGCCAGACCGAGACGCTGCGCGCCGGGGCGCTGATGGGGCAGGCGTCACACCGGGCCCGGCTGCGGTATCGATCGGATGTCGTGTCGACCTGGCGGCTCGTGGTCGGCACCAAGACGTTCGACGTGACGGGCGTCCGTGAGATCGGGCGTCAGGGTGGCACGGAACTCGACCTAGTCGAGGTGGTGGCCTGATGGCGGGCCTGCGATCGCGCGACGTGGTCAATGCGGCGGTCGACGCGCTCCGCGCCGACGCGACGTTGACGACGCTGCTCGGCGGCACGTCGAAGGTCTACACGCACGTGCCCCAGGACACCGAAGCACCCTACGTCCTGGTGATGGCGGGTCGCGAGGCTCCCGTGCTCGAGACGTTCGATGACGATGCGTCACGGTCGGTCGAAGTGATGGCGATGACGGTCTCGACCTACCGCGGCACGAAGGAAGTCGATGCGGTCTCGGACCAGTGTGCTGACACGTTGACTACGCATGCGACGTACGCCGGGCTCGCTGGCTACACCGCCAACCGCTTCGTCGAAGCTGAGCGCCCGACCGTCGAGGATGTCGACGGCACCCTCTTCTACCAGCGGCGGGTCATCGTCGCGGTCTGGGTCCAATGATCGCGACCTTCAGCAACGGCCACGTGGACCGCATCGTCGTCGGTGAACCCGACTCCGCGGAATACGCCCGCCTGCTCGAGTGGCGCCAGCAGACGCCCGGGCTGACGTTCGAATACCCAGACTTCCACCGGCTGCAGCTCGAACACTGGGTCTGGTCGCGCCTCCAGCCGACGCCGCGCGATCTGCGCGTGCTCGACATCGGCGTCTACGACCGGCGCGACTGGGTCGGGCCCGGCTATCGCACGCTCGGCGCCGACGACACCGCGGCCGACATTCACGGCGACATGCTGACGCCAGGGCTGCTCGGCGAGGCGTGCTGGGATGTGGTGATCTGCACCGAGGTGCTCGAGCACTGTGAAGACCCGATGGCAGCCGTGCGCGCGATTCACGCGTCGCTGGTGCCTGGTGGGCTCGCGCTCCTGACGTCTCCGTTCCTTTGGCCGGACCACCACACCGACTTCTACCCGGACTACTGGCGGTTCACCGAGCAGGCGTGGCGCCTCCTGTGCCGGCCGTTCTCGGCCGTCAGCGTGAAGGGGTGCCATTGGTCGACGAGCGGCGCCGCAGCCTACCACCTGCTGCGCCAGGCCGAGGGATGGGGCTTCGCCGGCATCGTGCAGGGTTCGACGGGCTACCTCGTGGAGGCGACCAAGTGATGGCGCCCGCAATTGCGTCCGTCGTGCTGTGGCATCCAGGCGCCTCGATGTCCGTGGCCGACGTCTCGTCGGGGCTCCTGCACGGCCTCGAGGCGTGCGGCGTGACCGTCATCCCCTACGCCACCGAGGCGCACATCGACGCGGCCGGGCGCACACTGATGGCCGTCTGGGACGCCGGGAAGCGATCCCGGCCGAAGCCGACGCCGGCCGACATCCTCTATCAGGCGAACGTGGGCATTCTCGAACGCGCGCTGCGGGCGCGTCTGGTGCACGGCACGGCGTGGGCCATCCTCGTCAGCGGCATGTATCAGCACCCGGACTTCGTCCTGATGCTGCGCTCGGCGGGGATCAAGGTGGCCTGCCTGCTGACCGAGTCGCCCTACAACATGCGCGAGGAGCAGGCGTTCATTCGAGCCGTCGACCTGGCCTGGACGAACGAACGGTCGGCCGTCGACGAGCTGCGGATCGCGAATCCGCACGTGTGGTACGTGCCGCATGCCTGGCACCCTGGCGTGCACGCCGTGGCCGATGCGGCCCTCGATGCCTCCGTGCCCGCGCATGACGTCGTGTTCTGTGGCACCTACTTCAACGAACGCATCGACTGGCTGGCCGATCTGGCCCTGGCGTTGCGGCCGCACCGTGTCGACCTGGCGCTCTACGGCGGCACCGAAGCCATCGACGGTCGCACCGTCGCCGGGCGCGTCCTGAAGCCGCACGTCCGCGGCGGCTACACGAAGAACGCCATGACGGCGGCGCTCTACCGTCGCGCGAAGGTCGGGCTCAACCTGCACCGCACGTCGGTCTGGATGGGGCCCAGCGAGCGGATCACGCACGCCGAGTCGCTGAACCCGCGCGCGTACGAGCTGGCCGCGACCGGCTGCTACCAAATCACGGATGCGCGCGCGGAGGTGGCCGAGATCTTCGGCGACAGCGTCGGCACGTTCACCACGGCCGACGAATGCGCCGCGCGCGTGCTCGAGGCCTTGGCCGATGACGCGCAGCGCCAGGCACGCGCCGAGGCGGCGCGCGCGCGGGTCGCCGGGCAGACCTGGGTCGCGCGCACGGCGCAGATGCTGGGGCACCTGGCGCAGCACGGTGCCACGCGTGAGGTGGCCGCATGACGCCGGCCACCCGACGATTGCACGAGCAGCTCATTCGCTTGGCGAAGGGCATGCTCAAAGCATGGGAAGATTGGGTACGCGAGGCCGCGGTATGAGCCTCGCGTCCCACCGAACGACGCCCTCGCCGCAGACGCGGCCACGGCTACGCACTCGCACCGATGCCCACCGGCCACCGGCCGCCCGGCTCGTGACGCTGCCGACGCAGCGCAGGAGCCAGGAGCATGGCGAAGTATCACGGGCGGAAAGGCGTCGTCTACTTCTCGACGAGCGGCACGGGCACGGCCGTCTCGGTCGCGAATCTGTCGGAGTGGTCGCTGAACTTCCAGACCGACCGCGTCGAGGTGACCGCCTTCGGGGACGCGAACAAGACGTACGTCCAGGGGCTGAAGGACGTCCAGGGCCAGTTCTCGGGCTTCTACGACGACTCGGCCACGGCGGCGATCTTCAGCGCGGCCGACTCGACGGACGGCATCAAGGTCTACCTCTACCCGAGCTCGGACGCGACGGCGCGGTACTTCTACGGGCCGGCGTGGCTCGACGCGTCCATCACGACCAGCGTCGGCGATGCCGTGAAGATCAGCGG